CGAATGTCATTAGTTAAATCTACCTCTTCTGCCGTCCAAAAAGCGGCTTGATGTTGTTTATAATATTCCCAAATATCATTATGCTCAATGGGGAATATTACGAAACGATTTGGATTCTCTACTAAAATTTTTTCCATATTTTTTTTTTAATTTTGTTGTTGTTCTCTTAATTTTCTTTTTTCTAATAATTCTTTAACTCTATCTCTTTTTCTCTCCTCTTGTTGTTCTTCAAACCCTAAGAATGTTACCGAACTTTCGGTATCAATCTCAAGCAATTCATTGTTGAATTTACAATTCTCGAATACAACACCATCCTTACCCAATCTTGATTTGGTAATCGCTATTGTTGCCAAGTGCATTTCTTTTTGTTGTAATGTTTTTGCAACAGATATGATTACGTGTCCCACTTGTGCTTTCTTGATTGAACCACCCATTTGGTCTGTCGTTACAACCTCAGAAGAGATTGAACTTCTATTACCTTGGGTTGCCGTCCAACCAACCAAATTAAGTTCGTGACACATAGCCTCAAATCCTCTCATCACTGAACCCTCAGCTTTCCATTCATCTTTACTTGAACTTTCAGGTACCACACAATCAATATAATCTAACAACACTAAATCAATTTTAGTTCCATCCGCAATCATTTTTCTGAGTTGATTTTTAATTTGACTCATTGTTACTGAATCAGAAGGGAGTTTTTTCAAGATTAACTCGTTCTTCATTGTTTCCTTAATTTCAGTAATTTTACCCATCACCTCATCTTTATGTTTCACCAAATTATCTGGTTCAATACCAGTCCAAAGGGTAAAGTGTTTTCGTTGAACGATTTTTGGATTATCCTCAAAAAATATTTGAAGGACATTATAACCAAGGTTAAATGCGGTGTTAGCAATTTTGGTTAAGATGGTTGTTTTACCAACTCCGGTTGGAGCCAATATCACCCCAATCTCACCTTTCGCTAACCCACCTTTTAACAACTTGTCAATACCCGGGATTCCCATTGGTATTGGATGTCTGAAGTCCTCATCCAAGACACTATCAAGATTGGAAAAGATATCCGTTATTCCGGTATCTCTTTCTCCAACTTGTAATGCTTCACGAACCAACCCTTCAACTTTATCATAAGATTCAAAATCACCTTCAGTGATGATTTTTTGAGCCTTATCCATAGCCTTTTGAAGCTCTTGTTGTTTACAGAACTTCAAAGCCTTTTCTTGAACGAATTGGGTTCCTTCAAATGGTGCATCCTTAATTTGTATTATAGTATCTAGAACGATTTTAGCAACCAATTCTTGTGAGATTTCAGATTTAACGATTTGTTCAAGAGTATCAAAATTAGGTGTAGATTGATATTTCGAATAATACTCTTTAGTCATCTGTAAAATGATTTTAAAGTATTTGTTGTCGAAGTAAGAACTCTCAATGACATCCATAATTGTCAATGAAAATTCTTTATCTACTATAATTTGGTTTAAAAGTTGTAGTTGAAATGTGTTCCCTAAATAATCAAAATTCTTGTTCATATATCGTTTGTAAGTTTACCTGTTTTATTAAATATGTTACTTACTTAAATCGAAACCCAAATAATTAAAACTTAATTTTTTTGTGGAAAAAATGTCAGTTAATTCACGAAGTGAATCTTTCAATATTGGTCGTATATCAACCGTATAACGAACTTTTGGTGGGAATAATTTTCCATCAAAAATTCTATGACAAATTGTCTGTTCCCCAATTTTAATATAGATGTTAAATACTTCAGGTCCGTCCGTAAAAGAAGTATTCATAATTGTTGGGTCGTTTGTAATTGAGGGTTGGTTATCCATCATATAAGTAACCGTTTTCATTTTCAAATGATATTCAAGTTCTTCTTTTAGATTTTTCATATAATAATGTAACTCCAATGAATTTTTTGCCTTTGGATTAAATCCTCTAACATTAAAAAATCTTTGAACTATGATATTGTCATTTAATGTCAATAAAAATTCCACTTTTGTACTATCGTATTCTTTCATAATTTAAATTTTATTTGTTTTTCTTTTTTCTTTTCTTGTTAATTTCATAAATGGTTTGAGGAAGTTTACCCAAGCGTCGTCGTCTTTTGGGAGATACTTAAAGAGACCGTCTTCCATCATCATTCTCATTAAGTTTTTATATCCCCTATCTGTAGGGTCAATACTGTCTGTTAAAATTTGTTCTACTAAGTTTTTTCCATCATCGGTAATAAGGGGGGTTTTAAGGTCAACAATTTTTTTGTTCGTATTATAGAACTCTTCTCCAAGTATAGACAATTTTGTCTTACCAGTCAAAATATTATTTAGAGTTTTAATAGGTTTCTTTTGCACGATATTTCGTGCATAACTCAAGATTTCTTCAACAGTGCATGGTTTTTCACTCACTTGAGGGAAATATTTAATCAATGTTTTTTCACCCAAACCTTCAATTCCATTAATGTTGTCGGATTTGTCTCCAGTGAAGATTTTAGTCAATAAAACATTATAGTGGGGAATATCAACCTTATTAATGGTTATCATATCCCCATTCTTATAATATTGTTTCGAAATTGGTGAATAAATGGTCACTCTCTCGGAGATGAGTTGGGTGAGGTCTTTGTCCGCGGAGAAGATTATAATATCCTCGTCAGTTGCGATTTGTGTGTAGTACGCCATAAGGTCATCGGCCTCATTATCTACCATCTCAACTTGTCTAACAAATATCTCTTCCAAGTATTGTTTTACACGAACTTTTTGTTGAAGATACGACTCGTATTTGAACTCGTTCATATCTTGTCTTCGGTTCGCTTTATATTGGGGGTAAATGGACTTTCTAATGGACGAATTTGATTCGCCGTCCCACATAACCACGACTTTATCGTGATTGTGTTCTTCAAGAAATTTTCGTAAGATATTGATGAAATGGTAAATTCCTCCTAAGTGTTCACCATCATTGTATAAATCTCTGGCACCATGGAATCCTATCTTAAATAGGTTGTCACCGTCAACTAATAATGTTTTTTTCAATTTTATTTATTTATTGATTAACAATTTGTTTCTTCTTTTTTGAATGTTGGTTTGATATATTCCCCCAAAAATTCCGTAAATATCGCCTCCATCACCGGAACACATATTGAATTACCTGCCAATGCGATATGGTTATTTGTTGAAAGATTTGTTGATAATAATTTAGTGATGTCATCTTCTCTAACGCCCATAAATCTATATCCCTCTCGTCCTGTAATTGTTCTTACTTTATTATCAACCATAATTTGTGGTGAACCTGTTGTCGTCAAACAAGGTGAACATCCATCTATAGAATATATACGTCTTGCTTGGTCATATTTAACGTCGTTTCTTCTTCCCACAAGTTTACACACACTATCTTTTTTAGGTGTATTAGGAGTAATCTCACATTCAATAAATAAATCTTCTTTAATGTCTTTATCAATAAATGACCTCATTGATATTCTATCTTTTCTATGTTTATCAACACCGCTCATAATAGATTCAACTTCTTCATTTGTCATTCCATAAACAGACATCATAAACACCCTCTCTCTATTCTGTGGACACCCAAAGTTAGCACCATTAAGAACCTTCCAAGAACAACCATATCCCAAATCATTTAAGAATGAAATATGATTCTTAAAGTTTTCAATGTGATTATGTGAAACCAAATTTTTAACATTTTCCATTAAAAGGTATTTGGGTTGGTTTTTACTTAAAATTCTTTCAACTTCATATAATAAACCGCTCCTCGTACCTTTTTGAATACCCTTTTGAACCCCTGATATTGAAATATCTTGACAAGGAAAAGAATATGTCATTAGGTCACATTGGGGGTAGTTATCTTCATTCACTTTAGATATGTCTCCTAAATTACCCAATGTTGTTTCGTGTAATGAATCGTATGCAATATTTGCGGTTTTAAGAATGTCACAATTTGCAACATTCTCATAATCAACACCAATATAATTTAATGCTAATTCTTGAGTCCCGTAACCCGAAAACAATGATATAACTTTTAATTTATTCATATTTTTTATTTATCTTCCTCAATTTCTTCTTTTAAATCAAAATCACCATCAACACCAATAATATCTTTCCAATAATCAGCATATTCTTTCTTGTATTTTTCAATATTAGATTTTTCTTCCGCAGAATCTTTACCCGCCAAAAATCCATGTGGTGTAACAATTATTTTACCATCATCATAACCAAGTCCATTTATGTGATTTTTTAATACAGATACTTTACTTCTTATCGCAAACTTAATTGAACGTTTGTCTTTTGTTGCAGTGATTTTATTTGTCCCGGCACCTTTTTGATTTCCAAATAAGAATACTAAAGACGAGTTTAACCAAATTGCTTCACCGCCTTTCGCTTTGATTTTAGGTTGTCCAAACGGATTGTCAGGCAACTCAACCCAAGGCTGATTCACAATTATTAAAGTGTTTTCATATTTTGAATCTGCTTTACGAGAACCCGAGATACGTTGATTTATACCCATACCTATTTTATCAGCTAATGTTGAAGCGTTGTGTTGTTTTCCACCTTTTCCCTCATAAGTCATTTTACAAGGAACTGAACCAACAGAATCCCACATAAAACATAAACTATAATCTAATTCACCTTTTTCTTGTGCATCTAATAATGAGTT